CTACAGTGCCAACTGGAAGATGCGGCACGGTTTCTTCCGTCTGTTCACAGTGCAAGAAGTACAGCACCTGCTAGGGAACGGCATTACATGGCAGGAAGAAAGCACAAAGGATAAACTTGGGCAGGACTTTGATACTCAGGCAATGAAAGCCGCCAAGTATGCCATCATTGGTGCGGAGTCGTTCGGGTTCTTCAATCTTGACCATGTGGACATCTTCTCCGTGCTTGAGTTTGCTCCGCTGTATGATGAAGAGGACGGAGCGTTAAAGGCAGGTTGTAGGTTCTGGCAGATAGATGACAGCAAGCCGCTCAGAGCAACATTCTATGAGATAGACGGATACACAGACTATATCTGGCGAAACGGACAGGGAGAGGTACTGCACGATAAAAGACCGTACATCCTCAAAGTGCGCCAGAGTGAGGCAGACGGCACTGAGATATACGATTACAGGAACTACCCATCATTCCCTATTGTGCCGCTTTGGGCGAATGATGACCATCAGAATGGATTAGTAGGATTGCGTGAGCAGATGGATTGCTATGATCTCATCAAAAGCGGCTTTGCCAACGATATCGATGATGCAAGCCTTATCTATTGGACGATACAGAACGCATCTGGGATGGATGATGTTGATCTTGCCAAGTTTGTTGAGCGTATGCACACGGTTAAAGCGGCAGTTGTTGATGCGGATGGCGCAACGGCCGAAGCGCACTCTATGGATGTGCCGAGTGAGGGCAGGGAACGCTTGCTTGACAGGCTGAAAGACGATCTGTATATGGATGCGATGGCACTTGATCTCAAGAACATCAGCGGCGGCGCAACAACAGCCACACAGATCATTGCATCATACAAGCCGCTTGATAGCAAGTGTGATGACTTGGAATACTGCGTGATTGAATGGCTCAAAGGCATTCTTGCGCTTGCAGGTATTGAAGGTGAGAAACCCACTTTCACAAGAGATTACATCGTGAACAAGAATGAGGAAATCCAGACAATCATGCTTGCCGCAGACAGACTCAGCGAGGATTATGTCACACGCAAGATACTTACTGTTCTTGGTGATGGAGATCAAGCGGACAATGTACTCAAAGACCTTGCCGCAGAGTCATACGAACGCTTAAACGCTGATTTTAGCGAAGATGAGGAAACACCCGAAGCACAGGAAACAGAACAACAGGGGGCATAATAAATGGACTTAGGGCATAAGCGCACAGATACTATGCTCAAAGACATGGAAAAGCGCATCCAGAAGGTGTATCAACAGGCGGCAAGGGAAACAGAACAGAAAACAAAAAAGTATTTCTCTTCATACGCTGACAGATACAACAAAAAGGTTGCCGAATTAAATGCAGGAAAGATCACAAAGGATGAGTTCCAGGCATGGTGCAGAACTCAGATGATGACAGGCAAAAGGTGGCAGGAGATGAATGATACCATCTCCAAAGACCTTGCCAATGCTGACAAACTTGCAATATCTATGGTGAACGGCTATACACCCGAAGTATATGCACTCAATCACAACTTTGGTACTTATGAGTGCGAGAAAGGGTCAATGGTTGATACATCATACACACTGTATGACAGGCAGACCGTTGAACGGCTCATAAAGGATGATCCGAAACTTATTCCGCATCCATCACTTGATGAGAAAAAAGACATCAGATGGAACAAACAGCGGTTTAATAACGGCATTGTACAGGGCATACTGCAAGGAGAAAGCATACCAGACATTGCAAAGAGAGTTGCACTTGGCACAACATCAAGCGATTACAAAGCGGCACTCAGAAACGCACGCACAGCAACAACAGGCGCAGAGAACGCAGGGCGGTTAGACAGCTACGAACGAGCCGCAAAGATGGGCATCAAGATCAAGAAAGTCTGGATGGCAACGCTTGACGGTAGGACAAGAGACAGCCACAGGGCACTTGACGGAGAAAAGAAAGACAAGGACGAGCCGTTCTCTAACGATCTGATGTATCCGGGTGATCCTAACGGTGAAGCTTCAGAGGTATGGAACTGCCGATGCACCATGATTGCAGATGTTGATGACTCTGTTGATCTTTCTAATACCGCAATACGTGATAACAAGCTTGGTAATATGTCGTATGACAAGTGGAAGAAAGGACATGAGTGAGCAATGGGTATCTCTGTAAGTGTAACAAACAATAATACAGATCAAATACTAGAGGAACTAGATTCAAAGAAACAGATATGCCTTGAATTGCTAGGGCTGAAAGCAGAGGGATATGCAAAGGGATATTGTCCTGTAGACACAGGCAGATTGCGCAACAGCATAAGCCACACCACGGATGAGGACAGCGCATACATTGGCACAAATGTTGAGTATGCGGTGTATGTAGAACTTGGCACAGTAAGGCATCCGCAACCTGCGCACTTTTTAAAGCGTGCTGTTGAGAATCATGCAAGTGAGTACAAAACAACCGTTGAAAGTATATTAAAAGATTGATGTTATAAACAATTACCAGTGGCGCATAACCACTGGTTTTTATTTTTCATAACCTATGGTTTTCTATTTTAAAAACCTATGGTTATTTTTTTAGAAAACCTAAGTATAAGTATAGTATAGGTAAAGTATAAGATAAGTATAAGAGAAAGAGATATATTTTAATAACTACAAAGAGAGGTATATATATTTGACATAGTATACTCGTTGTTCTATTTTAAGGGATAGAGGACACTAATGTCAGAGCAACGACACCGAAGTAAAGGAGAGTCTTTAATGAGTCTAACGAGAAGAATGCTCAAGGCAATGGGCATCGAGGATGAAAAGATTGATGAGATCATTACAGCACACAGTGAGACAGTTGATGCACTAAAGGAACAGCGTGACCAGTACAAGTCAGATGCGGAAAAACTCCCGAACGTGCAGAAAGAACTTGGTGAACTGAAAGAAGCGGCAGGAAAGAATGGCGGCAGTGCTTGGGAAGTCAAGTACAACGCTATGAAAGAAGAAAAAGAGCGCATTGAAAAGGATTTTACTGATTTCAAAACGCAAGCCAAAGCCGCTGAAACGAAAGCCGCAAAGGAAAAATCTTATCGTGCGATGCTTAAAGAAATTGGCATAAGCGAAAAGAGAATTGATGCGGTAATGAAGGTTACAGACCTTGATGCAATTGATCTGGACGAACACGGATCAATCAAGGATGCGGATGCTGTCAAGGCAACTGCAATGGCTGAGTGGTCAGATTTTATCACATCCGAAGCAACACAGGGCGCAGTTACTACACAACCGCCCAAGAACACAGGCGGCGCAAGAATGTCAATGGCAGACATCTACAAGAAAGATGATCACGGCAGATATTTGCTCAACGCTGAAGAAAGACAGAAAGCAATAGCCGCCAATCTAACTCAGAAAGGATAACAATCATGGCAGTTACTTACACAGAGGATTTTTCCCATGCTAGGGATTCCCTTCCGAACAGTTACACCAATGTAACTTCAAGAGAGATCGATTTTGTTACTCGTTTTGGAGATAACTGGGATCAGCTTACTCAGATCATTGGCATTTCCAGACCGATCAAAAAAGCACCAGGCTCTCATCTGATTTCCTATACCGCAGATGTAACGCTTGAGAGCGGCTCTGTACAGGCAGGTAAGGTAATTCCTTACAGCAAGGTTTCCATCACTCAGGCATCAAAGGCAGACCTGTCAATCGAGAAATATGCAAAGGCTGTTCCGATTGAGGATGTGGACAAGTACGGTGCGGCAATCGCCATCGAAAAGTCAGATAATGCATTTCTGTCTAAACTTCAGAACGTAGTTCTGGGCAAGTTCTACACCTACCTCAATGCGGCAGATGATCTTACTGGCTCTGCCTCCGGATGGCAGGATGCTCTTGCAAAGGCACAGGGTCTTGTGCTGAACAAGTTTATGACCATCCAGAAGGATGTCACGGCGGTTGTTGGTTTTGCTAACATCATCGATGCTTACGATTATCTTGGCTCTGCCAATGTGACCGTACAGACCGCTTTTGGTCTTACCTACATCAAGGATTTCCTTGGATACAGCACGCTGTTCCTCCTGCCAACTGCAAAGATTGCACAGGGAACTGTCATTGCGACTCCGGTCGAGAACATCGATCTGTACTATCTTGATCCGTCAGATAGTGAGTTTGCAAGGCTTGGTCTGGATTACACCGTACAGGGTGTTACCAATCTTATTGGATTCCACGCACAGGGTGCTTACAACACCGCTGTTGGCGAGTCTTATGCAATCATGGGCATGGCTCTGTGGGCTGAGTATGAAGATGGCATTGCAAACGTCACGTTCTCACCTGAGGGAGCAACAGGAGCAACTGGAGCAACAGGAGCGTAATAAATGGTTCTGTTCACATCCGTTAGACCGTTAGAACGTGCCGAAAACCTCAAGACGGTATACGATGCGTGGGATGGTGATAAGGAGTTTTATCAAACAACTCCCGGAAAGCCGATACCAAACATTCAATCGTATGAACTTCAAGTAGGTGACGAACTGCCAGTAGAATCTCCGGGTAAATTCCTTTGGATAGGTCATGGCATGGGCGCAGGTAAGCTGTACGGAATACAGCGCAAGTGGTTTCACCACACTAAGCTAATAACCTATGCCATCGCCTCAAGTAAAGAGATGATACCGTATGTGGCAAAGTTCACAGGGCTTGATGAAAGCAGGATTGTACCGCTTGGGATGCCAAGAACTGATGCTT